CCAGTTTTGGAGTGCGATTAAGCACAGTCCACCTCAGCAATTCGAGACCAAAAGGTCGAATTGAGGCGGGCAGGGGCTGCCAGAGCTGCAAGGGATGCTTCTCTTGCGGCGGCCCCTATGTCGTCTTCGCTCAAGCCATAGCGAGCAATAGTAAAACCAATTGTTGACTGATCATACTTATGCCCGACTGAAGCACGAACGCGCCGCTCTTCCTTCTGCGGTAGCTTAGGGCCAAGGCCTTTGATGCTAGGCAGAAGGTCGCGGATCCACGGACTCAACAACGGTATGTGCGAACAATCGTTGATGAGCCCGGAGACAACACTGTGTAACCATAAATCTGTTTTCCTTTTGTGCAGAACGTCCTGTGTCCAGAATGTTTTGGCCAAAAGCCTACCCGGTTTGGGTCCGTAGATATACGTACCACCAACAGGATAGAACAGACCGGAGCAAAATTCCAGCCTCTCAACAGGGACTGCATCGATTGTGAGCTTGAATCCCAAATCGTTGAAGTATGCTTTGATGCCTTCACGCTCCCCAAGGCGCCCCCAAAGGGCCTTGGATAAGATGACGACCCCATCATCCCCCATCACGAGAATTCTGAAATGACGTGTGACTGCCTCACTCGTTGGCAGCGCACGCGTCTTCAGCTGCCCAATGCCGGCGTCTTCATTGGCCATGGAAGTAGATGCGGCAGAGAGTAAACTCACCCACATCATTCCATGGTCAACATTGTTGCCAGCAGAGGTGTCTCCATCACCTGAGTGCACCGTCCCCAGAGTGCCATACCTCACACCGTTTGCCGTTCTGCCTTCGGCGACAATACGCCTGCGGCAGAATTCGAGAACTCTCTTTGGGGCACCGAGTTTCTCATAGAGTTCAACTCGGGCTCTTAAGAACTCCGGGTGAAGGTGTGCGTCCCACTTAGACTGGTCGACGGCAAGCATCACGTAGTCCGGGACAATGTCCTGGGCGTCTTTGAGCCAGCCTCCGACAGTTTCGGCAGTGGCACCCATGGCAGTGCAAAGCACTTTCTCAGGTGAGATCTTGAGTACCTTCTTAACGTGGTCGCCATAGGCAGCAAACCAAGGACCAGTTATGATCCTGGCATGAAAGCCAAGACCTTGTATGATCCGAGGTGTGGAGGCCTCTTTGCCGCTGAAAGTCAGCGGCAAACGCTCACGTTTGATGAAAGCCTGATACTCGTACGGCCTGGATGGCACAACACCCTGATCCATTTCAGTTTTCGCCTGCAGCAAAGCCCGTTTGGTTCCAGAAGGAAACCTTTTCACCCACTCATCGAAGCCGTAGGGCGGCACAGGTTTAATCATGCCATGTGCCCACAGGCCATTCTCTTGAATAGATGAAATATGTTTCTCAACTTTGGCCCCAATGGCACAGAAGTCCTGCTTCCTCCATGGGACAGGTGCCCACATGCGTTCTCTGATTCCAACGATCTCATTGCAAGAGCAAGACCGCAGGACACAGGGGGCATGGGTGACAAGCCCGACACCAAGGAGGCGGCATCCAAACGTCGGCTTGCACACCTTGTCAGGAACAGCCCAACGAAATGAAGAAGGAACGCCCAGTTTCGCCAAATACTCCAGGGACGTCTCTTTGCCATCCCAGCGAGGTGAGACCCCAGGGTTGGTTTTGTCAACGTCCCTCCCAGTGGAGGCGCCATGGCACACAGTGCTAGTGGTAACTTCTCCAGCGATAGTTGTCGCCTTACCTGTGACAGGGTGTGTCAAAGATAAGTGTCCCAATCCTTCGAGAAGTTTGCCACCGGCAAGAAGCCCACTAGAGCTGAGAAGCCCCAGCGCGCCCTGAAGCGTGTACTTGACACCGAGTATGTTATCCCTCAGAACCCTAAGGTTCCACGAGCAATGCATGAACAGGCCACCCAGATATGGTAGCTGGTAGGCACATTCGTGCATTGCGAGTGTCATAAAATACGAAGGATCACACGCGTAGACGCCAAAGAACTCCCAGGCATAGAGTGCCCATCGGAGGCCGAAGCCGCCAACATGAACTCGTTTGGCGACCTCTTCGACGGCAGGCACTACCAGGCAGAGCACCGGGGCTGCAGGGTGTTGGAAAGCTTCCAGCCAACCAGCCCAGCTGTTTAAGCTCTCCCGGTGTTTGTCCAGGGTGACGTTGATCACATCCCAGGTGGACCGTGAGAACCATTTGGACACTGCGTGCTGCTTGTACTGGTTGAACAGTTTGGCTGCCACTGGCTTGAGCACGACACCGAGGTCAGACAGAAGAGCTTTGCTAGGGTTGAATTGCGCGGGATCACTCTCTGATTGTATGTGGTGAATGGTATCACCAAGAACACTACCAGAAAGTAGGCGCGCCGACCGGGCCGCTTGCAAGGCCGGGGCTGCCAAGCCGGAACTGGCCACCACATACGCAGCAGCAGAAACTGCCAACACGGTGCCGACAAGTTTCCAACCTTCTGGAACGTGAACGTGATTGAGCTCCCACCAACTCCTCAGTTTGTCTCCAGGCGTGAAATCAAACTGTTTGTGGCGCGTGTGCTCTTCAAACTTGGAACCAGGTGTGAGGTAATCTTTCAACCATTTCGGGATGGTGCAGCCCATAAGGCCATTCCACCTCGTTTCGGTGTAAG